AGTCTATAGGAAACGGATTCTTTGTTATAAAGTACGAAATCAAAAACAATACTTCTGAAAATCTTACTTTCAAGGGAATCTCAATTGATGAATATAATATAGACGATGTGCAGATAAAATCTTACAAATCGTACAATAAGAATGCTACGTTTTTTGAAATTGCCCCTGGGGAAAGTGGAGTATTAGAATTAACATTTGCATATGATTCTGGAATAACAAAAGCGGTAACTAATTCATATGAATATGAAAATGCAGACGGAGTGTTAATATCAGGTTCTTTCTCAACACCATATGAAGTTACAGGTATTCAATAAGGCTCTATTTCGATTAATAATAGAAAGAAACAAAATAGTTTACAACACGAGCGAAAAATTATATTGATGCACAACATTTTCTAAAAGAGGTACTTGATATATAAGTATCTCTTTTTTCTGGATGTAAACATACGCCCCCCTCCTATTTGTGTGATGCTGCTTGAACCATGAGACACAGAAGGTCGAGAGCTTGGGGTGTGAGATTAATGATTACGAAAAATTGACTTCACAATTTTGTGGCGTGAATCGTATAAAAATAGCACCCTGGTTAGGTGCTAAACTTTTATAAGTTCTTCAGTTTCGCTTGAAGCTGATCAATTTGTGCCTGGACTTCTTCTTTTGCCTTTTGTTTTTCTATATAATCTGCATCAGGGATGAATTCCATTATCTCATCCGGCATACAGTGGAAATAGTCGCAAATTCGACAAATACTTTCCGTTGTGACAGATTCATTGTGTAACATTTTTGCCAGCGTGCTACTACCAATTCCAGCTGAGTCTCTAAATTGTTTTTGCGTTAAACCCTCTGCTTTTAGCTTTTCAAAAAGCCTGTTAAACTCTACTTTCATCTTATATGCCTCCATTTGTATATTCACCTAGGAGAAACACCACCGCCCTGAAATGGATGCTTCATAGACCATTGAACACTTTTAGGGACAGTAACACGTTTCGTTCCATGCTTATTTTCTTTATGTTGATAACGTTTTTTGAAAATTCTTTTAGGATTTATTTTTTCCTCATTTTTCTTATAATAATCCCACATGAGATCTGTATACTTGTTTTTCATTTCACCCTGAACCCATGTTTTTTTATCGGGGAGATATAATAAAACATGTAGGTTATGTTTCTTTGAATAGAAGTTGGATTTGTTACAAAAAATTTCAATTCCATTGTCTAGGTGTAGTACGACTGTACCGATTGAAAATTCCCTGTCATGTATAAGATACTGTCCACCTAGTGTATGATATATACGCATATGTAACACCTTCCTATATATTATTTCCCTTTATTATATCATGAGTTGTAAAAATAAAAAACTGCGAGAATAGGTGTTTTATATAAAGTCAATGCAGAATATCTTATTACGAAAAATTGACTCAGTGTGTGGATGAATCACATTATACTATCTGAAAAAGCAGATTGTCTCTCTATGATTTTAACTACCCTCGCACCATAAGCACCACTATAGCAGAGACAGAGCAACACAGACAAGAACCAAACCATCACCGACCAAACAAAATAATGCAAAAATTTCTGTTGCTGTTTACCGTTATAGAAAAGCAATTTTAAGGAATGCTTAGAGTGGAATAACGAACAGACAGACGAAAAAGGCTAGAGGACTTTGAAAATCCTTTAGCCTATTTTTTTACGCTTGTTAGAGTCACTCAAGAAAAGTGTCTGCTCTGTACATCACATCATCAATATAATTATTTGATGGATTGTAAACCAATACCGTCTCCATTGTATCCCCTATCTTTACATCATCCGCAGAATATTTTATATAACTTCCATCTGCTGTAATCCTTGCATCTCCATTATCAGAAGTAACAACCGCATGAACGACTTCAATAATTATCTTGCCATTTCTATTCTGTACTGCGTAGGTGCATCTGTCGAAATCTTCAGCAGAATTGATATAATATATTTCTGTCTCAAATCCTGTCATATCAATTCCATTCAGTGAACTATTGACCGTTGTTTCTGTTGTTGTCTCTTGTCTGCTTTGTGTTGCTGTCTTTGTGCTTTCAGTATCTATCATGTGCGGTATTGTCATTCCTGTTATCATGCTTGTTATTATCCATGTTATCAATGTTCTTTTCATATCTCTTTTAATCTCTTTCTTATGTGATAATAGGGTGTAGCCTATACACTACACCCTTATTTATTATTGTTCATTCAGTATGTATTTAACTGCTTTCTCTGCTTTGCTACTTGCTGATACGATGAACTTGTTGTCGTTCTTTAATACTTGCAACCAGTCTTGTATATATCCACTTGAATTTTTAAAGCTTTTTTCTGTTTCAATGCCTAACATATTGACAAGTGTAGCACTTCCAAGCTCTGCAACGAGTTCTTCCTTTGAATAGGTTTCACTTCCGAAGTGTGCGCTTGCTCCTGTTTCCAATCTGTCGAGCCTGTTCTTATGTCCAGTGCTGTGAATCATTTCATGAAACAGTGTAGAATAAAATTCTTCTATATTCTGATACTGTTCTTTACACGGTACTTCAATATAATCGAAAGTCGGAGTGTAAAAAGCTTTGTTTGTTACCTTTTCAAATATCTTTAAGCGTTCTCTGTTCATGTATTCTGTTTTGATTTTCTCGGCTTCTTCAATTGGTTCAAGTTCTGATATTTTCAATTGCTCTTTTGGTTCAACTCCATCGACTTGAGAAATATGAAAGACGTTGTAATATCTTAATAAAGGTATCTGTTTAATTACCTTTTCACCGTTTTCATTTTCTTCTTCATATGGCTGAATCTTCCAAAATGTAACTACTTCTGATTTAGAACCTTTTTTAATCTTACCGCCCAAATCACTCCATTGTTTGAATGTTGCATACTCTCCACCATGTTTTAAAATCATCTGATTCAATAATGAATAAGGCTTATTACTTATTCTATTGTAAGCTCCGCTGTGTGTTCCTGTCCAAGGTTTCTGCCATGGGATGACTCCATTTTCTAACTGTTCAATAATTCGTTCTGTAATAATTTCATATACTGATTTCTTCATATAGTAGAACCTCCTCTGTATTTATTTGTTAATATAATATTAACATGGGTACATGTTATATGTCAAGCATGGGTACATGTACAAAATTAACGAAAACATGGGTACATGTTTGTACGATTTGTCAATTTACAATGGCATGGGTACATGCTAAGATATAGTCACAAACAAAACAACAGAGCAAACAGCGAAGGGTGAAAACGAAGTGGCGAAAGCGTACCGAAGACACCAACGTAATACCGATGAGGGATAAGGGGATAATGAGACGGTCGAGAAACCTTAGATAGCTTTAAAGCCTGTCGGAGCTGAAAGCTCTTATAAAAAGAAAGAGAGGAAAAACATATGTGTATTACAAAGAACGAATTGGAAAAGAAGATTGAAGAATTAAGAAGTTTAAAAGCATTGAAAGAAGAGACTGAGAACGAGCTGAAAGTATTAGAGAATGAAGTCATTTTCTATATGAAAGAACACAATCTGACAGAAGAAATTACGAACAATGCGAAAGTAACTTATAAATCACAGAGCAGAACAACGCTTGACAGAAAGAAACTAGAGGAAGATTTAGGAGAGAGCTTGAAACCATATGAAAAAGTTACATTCTTTTCAGTCCTCAGAATTAAATAACAGTCACGGCGGAGAAATCCGCCAAGCTGTAATGCTACCACGGTGCGCAGTGAGAGTTCCAAGTCTCTATTAAAAGCAGAGGACAGCAGACAGAATGAAAGTGAGGTAAAAATAATGAAGTCGGGAAACATTTTATCAGTAATGAACGAAAGCAAAAATATGTATATATGGGACGATGGCGAAATCATTGCAAGCTATGACAGCAGAAATTCGATTCCATTTGAACTGAATGACAGACAGGTTGAAATGGTTGATTGTGAAAACAACGAGTTTCATATTTATCTTGAATGCGAATAAAGGGGGTGAAGAACATGAGATATAAAACAATCGCAGATTTTGGTGCTTATACAGTAATCGAGCCGACAGAGCCAGTGACAAAGATTCAAACTATCAACATCTGCCGAAAGCCAGTACAGATGAACAGAACACAGCATAAACAGATTAGCCATAAGAGCAGAAAGAAAGTTGAGAAAGAATTAAATCATTCTGCATACATGACAACAGCAGTTACATTTTTTTTCTATTGTAGGAATGGTTGCCTGGTGGGTAGCAGTTGGATATTAGGAGAGGAGAACAGCGGTCATGATGTACAGTGAATTTATAGAAATGAGTGGTAAGAGTGAGAGTTACATATCTTTTAAGGAATACACGGAAGAAATTGAGCCGATCTATATGAACTGCGATATTCCAAACAAGCAGGAGTTTATAGAGCTTTTCAAAGATGTATTCAAAAAAATAGTATATCCGATTGTCAACAATTTGATATCAACAATGCCAGTAGAGGACAAGTTGACATATATCCATTCAGAAAGTTCAGACATTGAGAACCACATTAAATTAGTTGATTTACAAGCAAGAAAGCTTGCATATCAGTATATGAAAATGTATCTCGGAGTTTAGTAGGGGTGAAGCAGATGAAAAAATCAATAACAGAATTTGCAGTTGAGACAGACAAGAGCGGAGTAGTTAAAAGAATTGGGAAGAGTGTGATATTACAGCCAAGAACACACTTTTGTGGAGAACGAACAAAATATTTTGACGATTCCAAGCTTTTGAAAAAGAAGAAATAAAATAAAGGTAATTATTGAGTTAGTGGTCATTTGATTGACCGCTACTCATTAAGAAGAGGAGAAAAGATGTATAGAGTTTTCTTAACACGAACTAATATTACAATTCAAATTCTTGAAACAGAATCACAAGCAGAGAAAGTCTGTGAGGAATGGGGATGGAAATATGACGGTTCAGAGGGTTCAGGATTCATTGATTATGAAGAGATTATTAATCATAAGAATTGCTGTATAAATTAGAGGAGAGCGAAAATGTTTAGTTCAAAATATTTCACACTTGGAAGCCAGGTAGTAAGTCAGAAAATTAGCATAGAACTTTTGGAGAACAAGCTTTTTGCAATTGAAATCTTTAAGGCATTGGAAAGATTTTGTGATAAAGACTGGGGAGAAATGGGCGAAGAAGATAAGGCAGCCAATGAACAAGCATTAATAGAGGGAAACAGATTAATTGGAGCATATCAGACTTGCAAAGGAAAGATATGGATTATTACTGAAGCAGACAGATTAGCTACAACAGTGTTGTTTCCTAATGAATATTAGAGAAAGGAAGTTAAAACATGGCACTTGTAATTACAAATGGTATATACTATATTTATTTCAACGAAGACGGAAAGCATCGGAAAACAGAAGATATCAGTAAGGCAATTCAATACGACAGTGTAAATCAAGCCAAAAATTATATGAAGAAAGCTCCGGCTAAAACAAAGGGATACTATATTTTCGATACGAAAACAAAAAAGATTGTATGGAGACATACAAGAAGAAAAAAGAGAAGTCCAGGAACAAGAAAGATGTTGTATCACCAGTTTGATGGAAGATGTCAGTTGTGCGGAAAAAAATTGACATTGGAAAATATGACACTAGATCATATCATTCCTTTAGATTTGGGTGGAGAAGATGAATTGAGTAATATTCAAATTGCTTGTGCATCCTGCAATACATTGAAAAGAAATATTCTTCCAGATGATTTCACAAATCGTGTCACAAATATCTTTATGTATCAAATGGATAAGAAGCGAAAAGGGAATTTTATGTGGGAAATATCATCTGCAATATTGCGAAAAATTATTTAAGAGAATGGCACTGATGGAAATTATTTCTGTCGGTGCTAATCTTAAATATGACAGAACAGAGGACTTATGATATACTATTAAAAAGGCTGGAGATCAGTTCTTGATAATAGAGAAAGTGAGGACGGAATGTTGGCTTTAAGTGATAAAAAAAGAGATTCCAATAATAATTATTTAAAACAGTTGGAAGATATTAAAATAAGAGTTCCTAAAGGATATAGAGATGTAATTAAAAATCTTGCAAAAGAAGAAGGCTATGATGGAGTGAATCCTTTTGTAATTAATCTTGTAAATGGTGTCTTAAGAGAAAAGGGAAGAGAAGAGATTCCAACAGGCGTAAAAGAAACAAAAGCTAAATGATAAGAGAAAATTAACAGCAGATGAAACGGGACTTTCAAATTTGAAATTGTACCACCAGTAAACCCCAATATGGTAGCAGGTTTCATTCAGGTAATATAGCATATAATATAAAGCTGTAAAGGATGGTGAAAACATGAATCTTGATCCTAAAAAAATAGAAGAGTTGATTACTTTGTATTCAGAGTTAGACGATGAGTATCAAGAGGAGTTATTTTCAAAGGCAAAAGTTTTATCCATTAAGCAAACGCAAAAAAATCAAATATTAAAATCTAAAGAAAAATTTAAGACTAAAGAGGATCTTGATAAGAAGATAGATGAAAAAACATGTAGAAGATTAGAAGAAGTAAAGGAAATGCTGGATATATATGACAGTAAGATGAACGACTCGCAAAGAGCTGAAATAGTTGCTTTACTTGATAAGCTAACAGATGGTGGATTAACAGAGAAAACAGATATTGAAATAACAATCAATCATAAGAATGTAGATCTTATTGAATATTTAGAAGAGCAGTTCCCGGATGTAAATGTTAAAGAAGCGAATAAGAATGCAAATCGTTTATTGAAAGAGTTTTATAATAACTAAGAATTATAAAAACATATTGACGTACAGAATGTTGTACGTTATAATTTAAGTACAGAAAACTGTACGGAGGTGAATGATATGTTAGCTGTAAATTATACGTCTTTAAGAGATAATATGAAAAGTTATATGGATCAAGTGACGGATGATTATGAGACAATGATTGTTACTCGCAAAAATAATAAAAATGTTGTTATGATGTCTGAAGAAGCTTACAATAACTTAATGGAAAATGTTTATGTTATGGGAAATAAAGCAAATTATGACTGGTTAATGGAATCCAAAGTGCAGCTGGAAAGTGGAAATTTTACTTCTCATGCATTGTCTGAGGTATTAGAAGATGAATAAAGTATTTACTGATAATGGCTGGGAAGACTATACTTACTGGCAGACAGAAGATAAAAAGACATTGAAAAAAATAAATAATCTTTTAAAAGATATTGACCGAAATGGAAATGAAGGCATAGGAAAGCCAGAGCCATTATCGGGAAACTTGGCTGGTTTCTGGAGTAGACGGATTAATGATAAAGATCGCTTGATTTATAAGATTGATGAGAAAAATATTTACATCTTGGCATGTAGGTATCATTATAGCGACAAATAAAATAAGAAAGGCACTGACGGAAGATAAAATTGATCTTCTGAAGGTGCTTTTCTTTTATCCTGCCAATTACATGGTTCGTCCGATTGGATGTAAGATTAAAAATTTTTGATATATTTTGGTAATCATAAAATTTGATTGAAAATACTAATAAAATTCTGAAAATACAATATCATGATAAAATAACTTGATTTCTTCTATATAGTGTGTTAGGGTAGTAAGCACCTTGAAGATGTATAAAAAAGAAAGAAGATGTTTAGCAAATGAAAAGAGCAACATTAGAAGCTACGGATGAAAATATTTTACAGTCAATTAAAGAACAGAATGGAACGAGAAATACAGAAATCAAAGATTTTATAGAAGCATTAGAACTTATCGAAGGAAATATGTTTATTAGTCTTGACGCAAGATGGGGAGAGGGGAAAACATTTTATGTTCGGCAAATAGAAAAAACATTGGAATATCAGACAATGAAAAATTTTAGTACAGATGATACCCAAGATGAACTGGATAAAATGAAGCTATATTTTACTGGTACAACATTAGAAGAAATTGATTTAAAACATTCATATCTTCCAGTATATTATAATGCATGGTTATATGATAATCACGGTGATCCATTAATGTCATTACTTTATGTGATTGTTAAAAAATGTGGCATTTGGATAGATTCTAAACTTACAAAAGATAAAACCGAAAAATTGAAAGATTTGATTAAATCAGTACAAGTGAGTTTAGGAATGTTTTCAATAGGTGGCGATAAAGTAATAGATTCATTTATAGAAAAGGACATTTTTAAAGACATTCAATTAGCTGAAGATATTAGACAAAAAGTGAAAGAAATATTTAATGAGATAATAGAAGAACAGACACAGAAATTAGTTATTTTTATTGATGAATTGGATAGATGCAAGCCAAGTTATGCTTTGGAAATGTTGGAACGTATAAAACATTATTTTGATGATGATAGAATAATATTTATTGTATCTGTAAATAAAGAGCAGCTAATACATACAATCTTGAACTATTATGGAAATGGTTTTGATTCAACGGGATATTTAAATAAATTTTTTGATCTCGAAGCGCATTTGCCGGAATTACAAACATTTGATACAGAAATATATCAAAATAATAAAAATCAATATTTTTTCATATCTATTTCTAATATGTTGGTCAGATACTTTAAATTAAGTAGAAGAGATTTCTTGATATATCGAGACAAGATAAATAAACTTCAAAACTGCAATGCTTTAAATGATAATTCGTCCGAAGGTATATGTATATCTCTTTTTGTACCTATTATTATTATTTTAGGTATGAAAAATATGGAAGAAAAAAGAAAATTTTTAGATGGAAATAGTAAATTTTTAGAAATAGTGAAAATGCTTCCAGAAGGACAATATTTATATAAACGTTTTGCATCATCAGAATGTGGTGAAAACAATGAATTAGAGGATGGATGTAAAAGATTCAAAGTTGCTTATAAGTTTTTATTTGGTGATGCTGAAATAAGTGAATTAACTGCGATAGGGCTAAATATTAGTCGTAGCTGTAAAGAAAAAATTCTTTCATATTGTGGACAGATGTAGTTGCGCTAAATTGACGCAATGGATTGGATGCTTACTCATCAGCTATCATCTAAAAATCTTTCTACCGGTGAAAAACTTGCTATGACAGAAGAATTTCAAAAAGAAGTTGCTTTGGAGAACGAAAAGAAAAAGTCAGAAGCTCAAAAAACTTTTCAAGGAAATCAACATGTGGATTTCACTCCAATTGGAGTGAATAGCAAAATTGATGGAAGAAAAGATTCTTGGACAGATTCACAAACAGCAAAGAAACTTGGTAGATGTATCAAAGAACTTGAAAGAATTTATGGAATTGAGCATGGCAATAATCAGTTTGATAGGACTCCGAAAGTTTCGGACTCCTTGAATCAAGAACAATTAGCGGAAATGATTGGGATTTCGGTAGATACTCTCAATAATTATAAAAAACTTACAAAACTTATTCCTGAATTAGAAGATTTAGTTGATACTGGTATCCTTGCACCAACTACTGCACTTGCAATAATATCTTTACTTGACAATAACAGGAACTCATAGCGATTTGTTTTAAAGAAAACCCTCCGGTTTGTAGTGCCGGAGGGAATTTTGTATCTAAAAGGAAATTTCATCAATAGGTAAGTATTCAATACGATTATTGTAAATGTCTTTGAGACTTTTACCAGTATATTCAGTTACTTCTGCCTGTAATTTTGAAAAATAATATGCTATTTTCTTTTGATTTTCATTATCTTCATCATTACTAAAAGAATCTAAAATTTGCATTATACTGCGAAGAAAAGCATATAAATCTTCTTGTTTGGTTTCATACAAAAAATCTGCATATGGAAGACCAGAAAGGAACAGTATAAACATAGGATCTATACGTAAGGAAGTATTAATATTTTTTAAACAATTTAAATAGTTATCTCTATCTCCATTCCCTTCTAAATCATCAAAGGCTTGGCGTAATAATTTTTCGTGAGTAGCTAAAAGAGAAGAAAATAATCGTTCCTGTTCTTCTGGACTTCGATTGTTATGGATATCATACCATTTTAATTTCTTAGTAGATTCTTTTAATGGGAGAGCTTTTATAATTTTATTGAGATATATTTCGCTCTTATTATGGAATTCATTCAAATCAGAAGCGGTTTGAGCACCATACTTGACAATTGCAATAATATTAATCAGATCAGGTTTATATATTGTTCTCTGTCGGTTATCATCTCCATTTTTACCGTTTCGTTCCACCTGAGAATACCAGTAATCATTATGTTTAATCAAATTGGAAATTTTCTTTTTAGTAATGCCTTTTTCTATACGCAATTCTTGTAAGTGATCTATTAGACGAATTTCTTTTCCATCAATTAAAAGCAATTGTGTTTTATCATATCTAGGAATGGGTGTTGCAACAGCCATATGTTTCAACCTCCTTATAAATTGTAAGTTAATTTTTTAAAAAATGTATTTTATACAATAATATCATTTTTTATACAAATACACAACTTATATGCGTAGATATTAAATTGAAAGAAGCAAAAATGCGTACTCCAATCTTAAATACAATTTATATAATACAATAATAATGAATAAATACAGGAAAATGAAATAAAAATGTATAAAAATCGTTGACACAACAATAAAACGGTGATATGATTGTTTCATCGAAAGATACAGAGACACACAGACATGAGTGAGATAAGTGTCACATAAGAAGAGAGGAGAACAGAAATAAAACAGAAAAAACATATTACTAGTTGACGAATCGAACAAGCGTTCGTATGATATAGTTGGAAACAAAAAAAGAAGACCGACACTCGCCAAAGCATCGATCTTCTGAATGATACGCCAATATCATTCCATATGTAAGTACAGACCCACGAAAGAATCTATACTATTCCCTGAACAAGAACAAGTATAACATCAAATTCTAATTGTGGCAAGTCTGTCACACATTTTCCAATACAAAAATCAACTGAATATTGCAAAAGTGGAGCCTGTTGAGGAGTTTCTATAGCATTTTTGCATCCATTAACATCTATTTTTGCACAACCTGCACCTTGAAAACTGAACATAGAGGAATTAATACATGCACAAAAAAGACTGTATAAAACGGGAATGTAACGGATGTAGACAGTACAATGCCGAGTGCAGAAGTGGAATATGCTTCTGGCAGCAGAGTACAAGAAAGATTACTATTGTAAAGAAAGATACGGAATAACATCCCATTTATTTTTTCAATGTAGTATCCGAGATCACATAGCTCTCGGCATAATCTGAATAAGAGTTTGGAAGAAGGTGAGACGAAATTGAACAGGGAATTGAACAGGATATCTTATATCATCATGAACATGATGCTGAAATCAAAAGCTGTAGACTTCATGCATTCAATGTCATGTGCAGAGATACAAGAACGTGTCAGAGTGATAAAGACGGACACAGTATATAAATATATGAAGAAACTGGAAAAGATTGGACTTGTAGAAAAAGGAGCAAAGGTTGATCGAGCATATGGTTACATATTAACTAAAGAAGGAATCAATTTATTGCCGGAAGTTAAGGAGGAGAAAGAGGAATGTTAAAACCTAAATGTGGATTTATTGGAATTGGAGCTTATGGAGGAAATCAGATATTACCATTCCATAGAGCAAAATATCCAAGTCTATTCATCAATACAGCAACGACAGATTTAGAAAGCCTCACAGAGGTTGAGCAAGAATATAAATATCAGATACCAGGCGGTGAAGGCTGTAATAAAGATAGGAAGAAATCAAGAGAGCTGTTCCGAAAGGATATTGATAACATCATCAATGAAATCAAAGAAAAACTTCCGGGTATAGAATATCTGTTTATTGCAGCTTCGCTTGGCGGTGGAACTGGTGCAGGTGATGTAATGCCATCGAAAAGAGTAGCTATGAACGAATTGGAAATAAAGGCTTGCATCATTATTACAGTATTGCCTGATCCCAAAATAGAATCAGTTCAAGCATTAATAAACAGTTATGAAACATTAGCTGAGATAGAAGCTCTTGAGGAACCTGGAACAACATTTATTCTGGATAACAGTAAAAATAATAATAAGATGAAAATTAATGAAATTTTCTTTTGTCATTTAGATGCGTTGCTCACTTTGGATTGTAATTCCGCACTTGGAAATATAGATGATGCAGAAGTTGAACAAATGTTACGTAGTAGAGGTTGTTCAATCATCAGTAAGCTTGGAAAGGACAAATCCGATTTACAAAATCTTCTCAGCACATTTCACAACAATGTATATGCCCCATTGGAAGAAGATAAAGTAATTAAATATATTGGGCTTACGAATGTAGGAGCAGGAAAAGGGATTCGTATGGAAGATATTTATGCAGAAGTTGGAACACCACTTGATACATATGTACAGTACGAGTCAGCGTTTACATTATGTGTTCTGTCTGGCTTATCTCTTCCATACAAAAAGATGGAGGAAATCAAAGATATCATTGATTCTAACAAAGATACAATCAAGCGTAACTTAACAGCGCAAAACAGTAATCGTCTCTCAAAATCAATAGGATTCTTTGATGAAATTACTTCATCTGAAAAACCAACAGAAAAGAAAAAGAGTAGTAGAGATTTACTATTTTAGTAGAAAATCCGAATTGAACAGTAGTTGGCAAGCAACTTATCATGATTCGACATACAGATGAACGATAAGTTGAGCAACAATAATATTTAAGTCTATAGGAGAATGTAAAGATATGGAAATTAAAATGTATGGACATTATTACAAGATGTTTAAAGGAACAGGTAGTGTTCCAACGAAAGTTACAGTAGTTGGAATAGAAGGAGATACAGTCACTTTTGTTAGAGGACATATTACAAAAGGAGATTTTGAGGAAAGAAGTGAAGATTTAGATGAAGCAATCAAACTTTTTTGTCTTACAAAAATGAAATGTAATAAAGAGAAAATTCTGACCAGTCTGACACCAAAGCAACAAAGACTGCTTGAGAAAAAGGATGCAGAGATAGAGAGAATGATAATGCAGGCAGATTACGCATTAGAGAAATTTAAGAATGGAGGAAATGAAACAACGACAGGTACAGTAAAATGATTTAACACACAGAAGGGTTACGGATTCGTTGTAGGGAATGATGGAGCAGAGTATTTCGTTCACTACTCCAATATTAAAGTCAGTGGATTCCGACACTTAGATGCAGGAGATCACGTAGAGTTTGATGTGGAAACAAATGACAAAGGCATTCAGGCAATCAATGTAGTTCCAGTGCTTACTATGAGCATGATTAAAGAAAGAGCTGCAAGACACAATATGCACCTTGAAGAAGCTGTCGGATGCGGTGCAATGGGATGGATGGTCGTGGATCAGAACAATGTCATTCAGACGGATGAACACGGAATGTCCCTTGAAGAACTGGATGAATATTTCAAGGAGTAATTTAAGAAGAAAAAAATTTTAATTTAAAAATTAAGGAGAATGATTATGAACAAAATTGTAAAAGCAGTAAAAGAAGGACAAGAGATTGAGACAAAGAACTTATTTAACGTGGTAAATGATTTTTATCTTACAAGACTTAGAGTTTCAAAAGATGGGGAGAGTGTCGTGTCTATGCAAGTAAACGTGTGCGAAGAACACGCAGAGGAATATGAATTTTTACAGTCCTGTACCATGTTTGATGACGTGGCATATCATCTGAGAAAGGCTGATATTGATTCTGTTACCAGTGAGTACAATGCGAAAGTAGATACATTGTACGTTACATGTGAACTGAAAAACGGATTAACGGTATTGCTTATGATTATCAACATTACTGGAAGTGAAAATGATGTTAAAGATTATAGAGAGATGGATGTATATGAACTGAAAGATTTCTTGGAAGATGTCATCAATAAGAAAAATGGTTATTACTGTATGGTGACAAGAATTACAGATGTATTCGGATTTGATTTAAAAATGCACAATTCCGTTCGTACTTACATTAATACGCTTGATGAAGATGATTGGAAACTACATATTAGTGATGATTTTACAAAATTTGAAGTTCCAATCACAGACGATTCAATAAATGAGATTTATGTCAAAGATAATGAACAGTCAGAATCGAAATCTATTGTTATTAAGCCCTTCAATCAGCCATTCATGGAAATAGATATGCTTTTCTTGAAACGACACGACTAATCGAGGGAATAAGCATAATAGGAACTGCGACCGTTGTGTCGTGGTTCCTGGATAAAAGAAAGGACAAAAAACATATGCATACAATCACAAGTAAACAGCTATACGATTTAATCATATCAGAAAAGTTGAATGTAAAACTGGTAACAAGCAGACACTTCAACGCGGTAGGAATGGCAGATATTATTGAAAAAGAAGATTTTATGACAGACCTTGAGAAAGCTACACATGCTGGACGTTTCGATATTGTTGAGTGGAAATGTAATGTGAATATAAACAGAACAGTTATTTTGACGGCTGATTTACATGATAAATATGCTGGCGAATACATTGAAGTTTTTGGAACTGTGCCAATCCACGTGTCAATCAAGCAGCTTGAAGAAGAACTGGATTAAAAAGCAGTAATTTGAGCGTTTACAGAGTCTATAAATGGGATTAAAGTTCATCCTCTTTATAAAAACAAGATAGGAGAGGAATGACATATGAATAACGAGATTAAAAATATTACCATTTTTAATCAAAGAATGGCAGGTTACTTGATGCAGAAAGGCTATGTATTAATAGATATGCGACCAGATATGAAGAGTGGCAGTAGAAAAAATGTTTTCTTTTTCAAAGATACACCACAGCTTAGAAAGTCTATGAGTGACTACATTAACCGATAGACGGAGGTGTACCAATGAAAAGAAGAATTACAGATGTTATAACTAAGGAAGAAACTAGAAACTGGAAACCAGGAAATGATGTTTTAATATCAGCACCAATGGGGGCAGGAAAAAGTTATTTTTGTAAGAATCCACTATATGATATAGCAAAAGAAATATCTGGAAAAATTTTGATGTTAATTCATAGGTCGAATTGTGTCGATCAATTTAAGTATGAATTAGAAACAGATGGAAAAACAGATATAATAGACGTACTCACATATCAGTCTTTAGAGTATCGGAAATTGCATAATTCTAATAATCAAATCGATTTATCAATATATGCATACATTGTATGTGATGAATTTCATTATTTTTTCAACGACAGTAGTTTTAATAACAAAACAGCAGTGTCTTTTCAAATGATTATGAATAATACAAATGCAGTTCATATCTTTATGTCTGCAACTGGTGAGCATATGAGGAGATATATGAGAAAATATCTGAAAGATAATGGGATGGAAAAGCCAATAGAATATGAAGTACCTTTTGATTTCTCTTTCATAAAAGATCTTGTATTTTTTCATAAAGATACAACTTTAGAAGAACTTATTAAAGATGGAGTAGAAAAAGGTGGGAAAGGAATATTTTTCATTCAATCGGCAGAAAAAGCTTATAAGCTTTATTCAAAATATAAAGAACATTGTGTTTTCAATTGCAGTGCTAACAATAAGAGATATTATGAATATGTCGATAAGGAAAAAATAAAAAATATTCTGATTAATGAAAGATTTGAAGAGCAGTTTCTGATTACGACATCTTGTTTCGATGCTGGCATAAATATCATTGACAGGGATGTTAAACATATTGTAATCGACATTGTAGATATTGGCTCGTTAATTCAGTGTATGGGAAGAAAGCGCATCCAAGATGAAAATGATAAGATCCATGTTTATATCAAAGTAATCAATAACCAAAAATTAGCCGGATTAAAAAGAAGTATGGAACAAAAGGTTCAAATGGCAGATTATTATAGAAAAAGTGGTTATTCTATGGAGAAGCTTATAGAGAAATATCCTATGCAGAATGATGTGAACAATATTTTATATGATGATTTGACCTATGATGAAGAAGGAAATATAATACCAAATTCATATACAAAAGTGATTAACGAGCTGATGTATTTTAAGAGAAAAGAAGATATAGCGGAGTATTCATTGATGCTTGAAAAATACGGGAAATTTGGATATTGCAAGTATCTGGCAATCAAATTCGGTTTCTATAATAAGGAGACAGGAAATTATATGTATAGTACATTAATGGAAGATCATGAATTAGAAGATTATTTGGAAAAGATGGTAACAGACGATACTGTTATGTTACAACTGAGAGATAGAAGTGAACTGATAAAGAAAATTAATGCAAAGCAGGATGGTAAGTTGTTGAAGAAAGCAGCCACGTTAAATCAAGTGCTTGAAGAACGAGAATTAGATTACAGAATAAAAGAATTTGAAACTACTAGATGGTATACGGACATCAACGGGCAGAAGAAAAAGAAAAAATATAAGAATGCTTGGAAAGTAGTTAGATTCTAAAATTACATTTCTGAGGGCGGTTAATTCACCTATATATCTTTGAACTTGAAAGAGTTGACCCCCTTTTTTGAGCGACTTCTTTATTATAAGCTTTACGCCCAAATAGGGGGGTCAAAATGAAAAAACCAATGAATGTGTGATTTGGAATATTAGATTCTTGAAGAAGTATCTTGGGGGCGAATTGGCACTTCACTATAATATATAGTGAGATGTCAATCTGACCCCAGACATAAGATTCTAAAAATTTGTAATTGATTCTCTTATGTAATAATATGCAAAAATGAAATGCTATGCAAAAAAGGATGCTACAGAACAGAACTAAATAATTTTTGGGGTATGTTTCCTAATATATATGTATTAGAGAATCTACCCCTAAAATGAAAAAATATGTGTAATAAAAATATTTAAAACGTAGTTGTGATTTTCTGCATTACGCCACACTTGGCGGAATGCATCAATTGGGAACTTATACTGACATCCCCTCGTGGGTGGCAGGAAAGTTACCAATTGACAACAGGGAGTGGGATAATCCCACAAGACATATATGGAGAGAAACAGATGAATAAATTACAGCATGGATATTATAGAATATGAAATGCATTAATATATGTCAGGGGGTTCGCCTAACAGAAATCCACAAAGTCTTACTATGCATCTGCTGCGGTTTCCTTACGGGGAAACCTTGCATCTTGCAAGTGCGACTAATGTTGTGTCTTTGCAGTTCGTCCGTGTGCCACCCCCCGAACCCCCGGCACAGGTTAAATCTTAAACTTATGAAAAATAATTTAAAGGTGTGTGAATATATGAAAAACAGATTACAAGAAATGAGATGGGAAAAGAATTGGTCACAAACACAGCTTGCTATGAAAAGCAATGTGTCGCATTCTACAATAAGTTTGATAGAGAATAATCCTCTTGAAAACCCACATGTTTATACTGCTATCAAGCTTGCCCATGCTCTTGGTGTGTCTGTTGAAGATATATTCATACTTTGAGATGGATGTAGAAATCAGTAAGGCACATGAGGAATATATCTAAGATCTGAAGAGATTGACTCCACAAAATTGCGAAATAAGGTCAAATCTTGGTAGATGAAATCGAAGTTTCATTAATTACAAAAAGTGGTGTATGTGCTTGCTTAAATCAAGTAAAATCGACTCTATTTCAGTTCATAGAATTGCAGGTAAGTTCTTCTTGGCTTGGTTGGTTCTGAGAGGATTCTGCTGTCAATTTTAATGAATAAGTATAGGGAGAGTGGAACTTGGAGTGATGGGATGGGTGAAAATATTTCTGATTATACATTTTGAAAATTGAATATTTTAGGGGTATATGGTAGCATATAAAGAAAAAGGAAAAAGACATATGGATGAAATAATAAAATATTTTCTAAAAAAAATAAATTTATCGATTTCTCTATTACTTGGAGTAGTTTTTCCCGGCTTATATATCTTCACATTTAGAAATTTCGAGTTGCTAGAGGAACTGGATATTATCAAAGTTATAATTATTGCGTGCATGATAACTTTACCGACATATTTAATCGGCTATTGTTTACAAATAATTTTTTATACTATGATATATTTATTGTTTAAAAAAGATGCAAATTTAACTCAGATATCTAATAATGCGCTTTCAAATGCGACGGTGATAAATATTGTCATAGTTCTTATGACATGGGATAAAAATTTTCTACTGCTTGAAACTACTCTTCTGTTAGCTGTGAAAACGACGATAATTTTCTCGATTTCATTTGCAATTGTGGAAGTAGTAATAAGAGTGTTATCTGTTATACATAAAAAAATAAAAACAAATAGAAATAAAAAATCCAACCAACCATCAAATGATTAATACCGATGGTTGGTATTTTTTTACTTTTTTAAAAATCAGTCGGAGAATAGTATATATAAGAACAAAAGATTGGAGTGATTATTATAAAAATCAATTATAAAAAGAAATTGAATCCGTTGACTATTGAGTCCATGGAAGCCAGCATGGTACATATTCATGATATAGCAGGAGACAATAAAGGAGTTCAATACAAAATGGGGAAAAAGTGGATGGATTTCAAGAAAATCTTCACACGTGAAGCAGTATTGGATGATAGTTTGTTTTTGCGATTCATGAGAACAAGTATTACAAGAAATAGCAACGACTTTTCAAAAGATTTTATTGTGATGAAATTTTCGTATGATGCGGAATATAGGCTTGAAGATGGCGAAGAACAAAAAATGAGCAAAGAGGAGTTGCGAACATTTTATTATAAAAATGGAGTAACATTTCAATCAGCACATACGGGAAAACATGGTAAAACAGAACCTATTCATTACAAGATGTTATATAGAACATCAGGAAAAGCAAAGAAAGGTGAGTGCATTTTTGTTCGGGACAATCTATTTCATAAAGCCATTAATTATTTGACGATGGGATTTTATGATCTTATGGAAGAAAAAGCAAAAGCTGATCCGGATACCGTATTTAAGTTAGTAGAGCTGTCTGCATATCTTAGCTTGACTACAGCGTGTGCAATTGGATATATCCATATTCCATTAAAAAACATTTTGGTTGTAGAAGATCAAAGTGCATATACAAAACCAATGGCAGCGGAGATTGTTAAAGTTGCAAATGTTCCTTATGAAAATGATGAATTTGTTTTAGAATTTAACGATCCACGTATGGAGACAATCCTTAATAATCATCAATGTACTTTAGACAAAGACAAGGCTGTTGAAAAAGGATGGTCATATATTAAGGAAAGAACTAAAGAGGAATTGAAGAAAAATGGTATTCGCATTAACGGTAAATATCCTGGACACCATAAGAACATTCCCTATACTGTAAAAGAATGTGTTGTGGAAGAAGTAGAAGATGCAAAGATTGAAAATGTGTTATGGGATGGAATGGGACTTATTGATGAAGCTATCTTTCCAAAGTATGCAGATGGATTTGTTTATTGTCGCTCTCATTTCTTTAAAAGCTGTTTGTTTCGAGGAAATGTACAGGAATATTTTAAAGATTATTGCAAGGAACATGAACTTGATTTTGAAACATATGAAGTAACGGATATGTTTGGTAATAAAAAGAAAGTGTCAGATATTAAAGTTGTTATTACTGATAAATCATTGAAGTGGTTGAAATTTACAGATATGATGGGTGGAACAAAACAAAAAGCATATCGTACATATCAAAAATTAATGAATGAATATGAGAACGTCTTTGCAGTTGTAAAGACCGCACATAAAAGCAAATGGGATAATTTGCAGTTGTCAACTTATCAGATGAATAATTCTTTACCATGTACAGATAAAAAGATATTGGGAGAAATTGTCGGACAAGCAATAGACTTTATCAATGGGGTGAAGGATGATGACAAGAATTACTTGAAATATCTTGAGATGACAAAGAACCAATTTAATTTGAATGAATTTCTTGTGGATTTGGTGAATCGAAATCCAGAGTTTGTAAAGACGGAGTTTTTTAGAAAAAAGAAGAAAAAGGATGTTTACAAATTGGTGGATGATTTCAAGAAAGGTCGATTACCGCAGCAAGGGGATAATCTTACAATTATGGGAAATCCGATTGCACTTCTAATGAAAGCGGTTGGAGAAAATCCATTGGAAGAAAATATTTTTGATGTAGAAGAGGATGCAATTCAATGTTACACAGAAAGATTTATGGATGGAGAAAATTTAGCTGCATTTCGTAGTCCTCACAATTCTCCCAATAATATTCTGCATTTTCATAATATCAAGTCAGAAAAGATTTCAAAATATTTTCCCAACTTAGGAGAAAATATAATTATCATTAATTTGATTGGTACAGATGCACAGGCAAGGGGCAGCGGATTTGATGAAGATTCAGATTTTGTATTTGTGACTAATCAATCAGAGGTGGTAGAACTTGCAAGACAGGCATATGTTGAATATCCAACTATTATTAATGCGGTAGAAGAAATGAAGAGTAGTGATTATCATTTCCAGTTGGAAGATTATGCATTGATGGATAATAAAATTGCTGATGCACAGGCTTCAATAGGATTGTCTACAGATACAGCACAGTTAGCCTTATCATATTATTACAATGAAGGAATGTGCAGTAAAGAACTAAGAGAATGCTT